TTTCTTTTCCATTGGTGTCGGTATCATTGCTTTCTATATTAGTACCTGTTTGCTGTTTAGACGTATCGGGTATTGTTGTGTCAAAAAACAGGCCAAGTTGCTCCTGTTGTTCAACCTCGTTTTTCCGAGCTGGAAGAAATTCCTCAATATCGCCTGAACCCATTTCGGATATAACTTGTGCCTGAGTTTTAAAGCCTGCTTTGACTGCCTCTTTTGCCGCTGCAATTTCTTTTTGTGGGTCAACGTAAGCCCATCCTCTAAATAACCAACGAATACGGCGATATTTATCAGGGTCTAATTCGTAACTAGGCAGATCAAGGTTGTTACTTAGCACCGCAAGATCTAACCATAAATCAAACAAAGGCTGTAAGAATCTTTCCTCTAAATACTTCTGAATCATCTTGTAATGATCCCTATCCTCTAACAGGCTTAAACGTGATGAACTGTAATTAGTTTGTGAAAAGTCTTTTGATACTGATTCATAACTAACCCCGCATCCACTAGCCAAAGATCTAAGGATTATTCGATTAAATGGTTCAAATTCGCCGTTTGGTGCGTCTAAGTTTGGAATATTAACGCTTTCGTTACTGTTTAAATATTTGAATGTTCCCGGCTCGAAGTCTGTTACGCGCTCGTTTTCAAATACGTCATCACCAACTAAACCATCATCAGAATTAGTAGAAATAAAACCCATTAACGCCGAACTAGCACGACTGCGAATTAATTGACTGTGTTGATAACCATCTAATTGGTGCATTGCCTCCAATGCAGGCGCAAGCATAGAAACGCCCCTTGTTTGCGATGGCCTATCAGTAATTAGCAAATGAATAATTTCACTAGCATCAATCAACATATGTTGCTTTGTATTTAAAGGGACAGGAAAAGGGGTGTCGCCGGGATGTTGTTTAAAGAATGAATAACGTTGAGGGCGATTAAACTGGTCTCTTTCTATTCCCATACGCCAAGTATTGTTTTTATTTTTTGTACCGCCGTTGTAATCGTTATCTAGCTGTTCAGGCTCTAGCAATTCCAAAGCCAAAGGAATCGATGAACGCCCAAAAGGTTTCTTTATTAACCTTACGAAAATTTCACCCGCCTCAAATAATTGTTTAGCAATAATTAGTTCTATATCTGCAAAACAGTCACGCCCATTAGCTGAAACTGAATCATATCTCCCCCACTGTTTCCACTTCATTTCTATTGCATCATTTATTTTTTTATCTAACTTGCCGCCCCGTTGCTTCCTTGTTTGGGCTTGGATTCTTGTACCTTGCCCTATGACATTTAATGCAAAGCTTCTTTGACCCTGACGCAAATAGGGGTTATCCCTGCAACCTTGCCTAGCTCTTGCTAAAAGTTTGCTATTGCTACCTTTAATTTCACTATCAGCGCTTGTTGACGCTGCCATCCAACCGAGGTTATATCGGGTTGAATTTGCCCCTTGATAATTACGCCTTTTCTTTGGCATGGTCGTAACCTTTGCCTCTGGCTCTGATTTAAAAACGCCTGATAAAGCTTGATCAAAAAATCCCATTGTTAAGCACCAAAGCGAACGAATACTCTTTTACCGCTACCTAAACCCTGCTTTATTTTCTCCGCGTCGTTCTCCCTAAATATTTCCTGATTAATTCTGTTCAATTCAATATGTAGTTTTTCAATATCTGCACGTTTATAAGATCGTCCGCCAACACTATATTCTTGTGCGCCATCGCTGAACTTACGTAAAGCAGCTTTGATGTTATCCCTATCAATTTCGTTGGTTGACCTATTGTCTATTGCTGAAGGGGTTCCACTATAAACAAGGGATTCTTTAACTTTAAATTCACCCGTTGCTAGTTGATAACTTTCTGATCCTTTACTAACTACAGCCGCCCAAATCCAATCACCCTTATCAAAATTTGTAGAAACAGAACTTGCAATTGTAAAACGCCAACCTGAACTGTAGGCACTACCTACAACCGTTGCGCCTTCAGAAGCCGTATTAGTTCTTAAGTAGTAAGTAAGTGTCCAATCAGGGGAAGTTGCACTTTCATCAAAACCAACCGTAGCCGATGGATCTTCCCAGTTGACTGTCGTGCCTGCTGTAATAATTTCAGGAAAAGAAGAAACCCAAGTCATAACCTTTTACCAATTCGTGACATAGTTTCGCTTCGCAGACGTATTAATTTTAGCGTCTTTTAAGGTGTTTTTATCTGATTTAACCGATTTTAAGAGTCTATTAGTAAATATTTCGCCAATTTTAGCCCTCGGATAAATCATATAGAGACGATTGACGCCGCAATAGGCCATACAGAGACAATCAAGCGCCTCATTTCGTGCGCCCGGTTTTAATGTCCATGTAGGAACGGGAAAACCTGATCGATTTGTTTTTAATATTTGTCGTTCTGCTGTTAGTTGTCTGAAATATTCCTCGCCTGTTTGTGCGTGAAAATGTAAATATCCGGGGCCGGGTTCGTTGTGCTTCAGTCTACCCATTAAAGCATCTTTCGCCGTATCTCCACCCATTAAATATAAAGTTAATGCCTTTTTTAAGGATCTACCTTTTGCGTTGATGTCTACTTTTGACCCGCGACCAATAACAGGTTTACGTGCTTGGTTTGTTCCCTTAATTGCTATTACCCCTTGCGCCTGACGCTCTCGACAGTACTGGTAAGTTGCCTGTGTCGCCAAACCGCCGGAATCGATCACGGTTACATCAGGTTTTAATTTAACTTTCTTCTCTGGGTTGCCGGGTATTGGAACTTCATATTCAGCAGTCACCAAAACATCTAACACCGACCAAACATGGGCTTGATGAGGATCACCGAGAATAACTTGATGATCTATTAACCAACCTTCCTCAAAACGATCAGGTGTTAAATTCCATCCCCAAATAGAAACCTCTAATCTTTGATTCTCTCCACCCATACCGCCGCCGCCTTGTACGTCAACCGCAAGCGTTATGGTTTGCACCCCTTCGGGTATTTGTCCCGGCAAGTAACCTTCACACCGCTTTAATAAACCTTCGACGCTGACATTTGAAACGTGATCGCTATCCCATGTTTCAGATAATCTCGTATTAACAAAAGTGCGTAATAATGGAGCGTCACCTTTTGCCTTTAAAAATTCCTCAACCATATTTTCCCAACTGAACCATCCCAATGGAGAGTAAAGGCCATTTAAATGAAACCCTGCTGTTTTGTTGTCTTTGCTTTCTGCTGTATCTCTCCATTCGCCTTGTCTTAACATTGAGGTTTTATGAACTTCTTTAAATTTCCCCTCACATTTTTCGCATTGATATTGAACCGTTGACGGGTCGTGATCTTCATATTTTAAGTTTTTAAATTGTAGATGTTGCATATGACCACATAAGGGACAAGGGACAAAATACCGTTTCTGTGATGTTCTTAAATATTCAATTTCTATTCTTGAAAAGTCTTTTACTGTAGGCGTTGATGTAAGTAGTATTTTTTTTCTCGCGAAAGTTGTAGTTCGTTTTTCGGCTAATGCACACGGATCACCTTCCCCCTCGATGTCACTGGGGAATGCGTCGATTTCATCCATAAATAAATATCGAATAGGCGCACTTCTTAAACCTGTAGCGCTGTTAGCTCCAGTGATGAGCAATATTCCTCCGGGGAACTCTTTACTAAACATTGTGTTTCCACTATCTCTGGATCTAGCAGGCGCGATTTTGTCAGCTAGACAAGGGGTTTCAGTAAACATACTTTCGAGCCTTTGCTTAGAAAGACGCCGACTCATTTCTATTGTCGGTTGTACTGCGAGGGCGCTGCTAGGGCTGTGATCCACTATCCAACCAAGGAAGTTCATACCTAATTCTGTTTTTCCACACTGCGAAGCAAACATCAAAACAACTCTTTGTATTTCGCCTTGGCTACTTAACAAGTCCATAGGAAGTTTGCAGTATGGTGTTCTTTCCACGCGATACTTGCCCGGTTCTGCGCTTGCCTTACTACTTAACAAGCGATACTTACAAGCCCACTCACTAACAGATAAAGGCGTTTCAGGTTTAAGACCTTTTAAAAAAGATTCTTCCCAAGCGTTCATGCTGCCTCTACTAATTGCTCTAGCGCTTCCCTATGTTCATCTGTTAGTAATTGATGTATAGCTTGCGCGTTTGTTTCACCTGCAATTTGATTTGATAAACGATCGGCCAAGTTAGCCAACGATTCCCTAATACTTCGACCTAGTTGAAAACTTGATTTCTTAATTTCTGATACTGGCATTAATTCTTTCTTCTGTTGCGCAACTTGTATCTTTGCTAGTTCACTTAAGTAATATTCTTTTCTAGCTCTACTTACGTTGAAATCTGGTATCTGATCGTCAGGCGTTGCGTCAACCTTTTTCCTTAGTTCTTGCTTTGTCGGCGTAGCAACCTTTACAACTCCTCGCGCCGGATCTGTATTTTTATCCCATAACTCCAACGCTAGCTCTTTGTTAAGCTTTTCTCTTTTTCCTACCTTAACAATTGCGTCCTCTAAAACACCGCTTGCCTTTCTCTGCGAAACCGCTGATCTGGTAACGCCTTTTAACTCTGCTAACTCTGCAAAAGTAATAAACATTTCGCCACTTGTTAAGCACTTACACTATATATGGTAGCCGTTTGTTT